CTCCAGTGCTGCTAATTGTTCCGCCATTTGCATACGGTGAGTAAGCGCCACCTGGGGTTGAGCGCCAGTAATACCGCTGACACAATGCTAACTCTCCGCCAATAGTATTGCTTGCGGTAGTAAACGGCGTTACAACATTTGCGGCTTCAACTTGCACACCCCAAATATCGTAAGTAGCGGAAGTACCAAGTGAATTAGCCATTGCAAAGTTAATTGCAACAAATGAACCAGCGCCAATTGTTTTGCCAGCAATTGATGGCATAGTCATTGTTGTGCTAAATCGCTGCCAAGAAGTTGTTAAAGTTAAATTTCCGCTTGTATTAACATAAACGCTTGATGAACCACCTGAACCAAACCATTGTTCTACATAAGCACCGCTAAGTATTGTTCCGTTTGTTGGTGATTTTGCCCAAAATGAAAATGTAATTGTTTGACCAGCAAAAGTTCTAACATCTTCAATGCGTTGCAAGAAATAATCATCATAAATTGTTGGGCGTGATGTTCGATTAAATCGCGCAAAATAGGTTGATTCATACCCTGCAACTGGCGCAGTTCCTGCGGTAAATGCTTGTTGTGAAACTGTTACCACATTTGAGCAACCTGCATACCAGCGATCAGCCGTATATGCGCTTTGATTGTTAAATGAAAAACTTGTTCCACGCGCCCAAACGCCAAAATCACCATTGATGATGCGATTTTTACCCGCAACAAACGGTGCCACCGCCCCGCCCTGGTTGTCTTGGGTATCGGCTACATCTCTTGATCTAGTCATTGGCTTTGGCTCCCTTGAAAATTAAAGAACGAGTGTGTCAGCTTCATCGGCAGTAAGCGGTTGACCTGCAACCAACTTTGCCTTTGCGCTGGCCTTGAGTGCATCGAGTGCGGCTTTGGCTGCATCTTCGGCTGCGCGGGCTTCTTCGGCTTGTGCCTGCATCGCTGCCTGGGCCTCTAACTCGGCAGGTGTCATATCGCGTTCAATAGATTCACCTGTTGAACAGTCAATCTCGATTACTTTGCTCATTGTTTAGCCTTTCGTGATTCCGTAGAGTGTAAAGGTTGAATACTGCACAAAATTGCCAAGTTCAGGCACAAATTTCATTGAAGTTATCGCTGAAGTGCTGCGATAAAGCTGCGCTTGAATACCGTAATAAAGGCCAGTGCTGCCAGTATCTTCAAGAGCGTTATCAGTAAGAACGGACTTGAAATTTGCGCTTGTGTAATTTGGCATATAACCAAACAATGAACCAAAAGTGCTTGCAGTTGAATTGGTTGAATTCATCCATCCAGCCCAAGCCGCGCCTGTGTATCTGCCAGTTCCTGTTGAAAGTTCATAAGTTGAAGAATACAAAGTTTCAGATGTGTCACCGTTGTAAATAAATTTCATTGCAAGAGATGGATTGCCTGCACCGTACCCACCCGTTGAGCGTGATGAAATTTGAACGGCTAAATCAGTGAAAGTTTGCGGGATATTGTTAAAAGTGACAGTTGCGGCACCACCACTGCCAACAGTTTGTGTATAGATCGGTTGCATTGCAATTGTCATTTATGCTCCCGTTACTAAACTTGAGGTAATGCCGTAAAGGTCAGCGCGTGAACCAGCAACAATGTTTGCAGATGTTTCAGCATTAAAGCGAGTGATTGCAGCCGTTGACAACCATAACCCTGAAACAAAGCTGACTGCACCTGACCCATTTGCATCAAAACCAGTCAAAGTTCTTACCGTTTTGTATTTGTTTGTGTTTGTGTAATCTAAAACATCAATAATTGTATCTGCAAATCGCACACTGGTTGCCGCTGGCCATAATGAAGGAATGTAAAATCTAGGGTTTGAAGTAAATGCACCAACTGATACCGATGAACCATTGCCTGATAAAAAGTGAGTAGCATAGTTATTGCCAGTGTCATTGTTAAAATACATTGAAAGATTATCTACTGATGCGCTCAATGTGCTACGGCCAAAAATGCGCAACTGTAAATGGGTAAAAGTTTGCGGAATGTTGTTAAACTCAAGATTTGCAATTCCACCAGCGCCAATTGTCTGCCCAGCAATCCAAACCATGCTCACGATGACACCGCCCTGATTCCGTAGAGGGCAACAGTAGTACCTGATAAAAATGTTCCCTGTGCCGCAACATCAATGCGTGTAATTGCACTTGTGCTTTGCACTAAACTTGCATACAAAAGTGTAGATCCACCGCCGTTGTAATCAGCGGCAGTTCTAGTTAATGCTGTCTTAAATGTTGTTGTATTTTTATAATCTAAAATATCGCAAGTTATAGAATTATAAATTCCAGCAGTGCTACTTGCTCCTGCTGAAATTGTATTTATTCCATAAGGTGTTGTGGCTCTTATAGATGCTGCAGATGTGCCATCCCCATATAGTACAGTTTGACTATATCCAGAATTTGTGAGGTTATCGTTTGTATAGATAGATAGTCCAGGAGTATAGGCAGCAAAATCTGTGCGAACATTTAACACTAATCGCAAATCTTGATAGGTTTGCGGTATATCATAAAAAATAATTTGAGCTGATGAACCTGAAAAATATGCAATTGGCACCATCGCACCAAACTGATTACCAGCGTTCATGCTTGTATAAAGAGTGCGTCCAGTCTTTACCGACCCTGCGCCCGATAATTCATAAACTCCCATTTAAGCGATTTCCACGCCTGAAATGTGAAAGTTGATCGTGGTGGCAGATGCACCGCCAGTGATGGTGTTGGTTGCAACAAGAGTTTGCTTGAGATCAATGACAGTTGAATCATTGCCACCCACGGCGATTGCAGTGCCAAAGTTCGTGCCAGCAAGTGCAAGTGTGAATGTGCCTGCAGATGCAGATGTGTTGGTTACGATGATTGATGTGACAACCGTGGTTGTTGCAGATGGCACTGTGTAAAGTGTCGTTGCCGTATTAGTTGTTGCAGCTCCGCGAAAGAGCGCCTTTGAAATAGTTGCCATTAGTTACAACTTTCTTTAGTAGATGTCCATTATGTCAGCGGTGGTAGAACTTTGCAGTAGTGCATCAACTTGGGCTATTGTGTAGGTATTAGCCACATTGAAGGCACCGTAGGCCACAACATTTAGCACATCACTTGCAGTGGCAGCGCTTGCAAGCACAACTGAAGTTCCATTGCTTGCGGTATAGTCGGTAGTGCGAACAAGAAGCACACCGTTGAGATAAACTTGCTCGGCACCGACTGTGTAAGCAAGAGTTACTCCGTTGGCATCTGCGCCGCTAAATGTAGTTTGGCCAGCCGTTGCAAGGTAATAATAAGTGATCGCAGCGGCGGCACCTGCAGCGCCCGTGGCACCAGTCGGACCAGTAGCACCTGTTGCACCGTTTGTTCCTGCAGGACCTGTTGCGCCCGTGGCACCTGCGGGGCCTGTTGGCCCTGTTGGTCCAGTTGCGCCATCAATACCTGCAGAACCGCTTGCACCAGTAGCACCAGTAGCACCTGCAGGTCCAGTAGCACCTATTGCTCCAGTTGCTCCAACAGGACCAGT